GCCGACCACACCGTCCTGACCCGTCCCCGAGTTGAGGATCGAGTTGTTCGCTGTGCCAGAGCCATCCACCGTGTCGCTTGATGTGACGTAGAAGCCGGAGATCCCAGCTTCGCCAGAGGCCCCGTCCCCATCCTCGACATCGAGACCGACACCGGGAAGGAGCACGGAGTCCGAGGGGGCATCGTCAAACGCCAGCGAGGACGAGGTGCCCAAACCAGCCGTTCCGAGGCTCTGGAGGTACAGGTACTCGGCGTTCGACTCGTCCCGCACCACGGAGGCGAGGGCCTCACCGGCAAAGTAGCCGGAGGGGGCAGAACCCGTGGTCCAAGTGGTCCCAAGGACCGCCGCGAGGGTTGCCCCTGCGTGGGCCATCAGAGCCGACGCCAGGACTTCAGGCTCCACAGAGGTCCGGCTGGTCGATGCCCCATCCACGAACCCGAGTCGGTCATTGGCGTTGCCCGTCCCGAGGAAGATCGAGGAGGACGTGGTGTACAGGGCAGACCGGAACCGGATGCCCGATCCTTCCTGCCGAACGAGGCCAGCGGCCACGACCGCCGCAGCGGAGACTCCCAGTCCAGCCGCAGCCATCGCCGCTGCGATTTGGTTGATGACCGTGTTGGCGAGGAGTGCAGGACCGAGAGGAACATCAGCAGAACCACCAGTCGCGATGGCAGCACCAACGGCGTTGGTGAACAGCACCGTGACCGGGACACCATCGAACGTGAACTTGAACACGTTGTTCTGGGCCGTGGTCCCACCATCTGCGTAGAAGGTCACGATCGGCTGCCCATCTCGGGCGTTGCCAAAGGTGGCGGCGGGCACCTGCCCGTCGGAGAAGCCAGTCACACCGAGGAGGGTGGCTGGCATGACCGCAGCACGCCATCCGGCCAGGCCCTCGGCGTTGACCGTGATGCCTGCCTGGTCACCGGAGGAACCCTCGATCTTGAGCTGGCTCTGGTCGAGAGCGTGCTGTGGGTCGATCGTGGAACCACCAGGAACCAGACGGTTGCGAAGGATCAGACGGTCATTGAGCAGGGCACCTGTGTTGTCGCCCGCGATGGAGAACACACGGGCCACCGGTCCATCCACCACCTTCGTTTGGCCGTCCGCGACCGACGCATCCGTGTCGATGCCGGCGAGGACTGCAAAGTCCACAGCGACCGAGGTACCGTCGATGAACGAGATGAAGCCCGCATCATCGTCACCGGCCTTGGTCAGCGAGAAGACGAGCTGGGCTTCGGCATTCGCCGTCACCGTGATGGCGATGCCATCGAATGCCACGGCAAGGGTGCCAAGGGCGGTGTCGATGGCCGTCTGCACGGCTGCTGCCAGTGTGGTCGCCGAGGTGTAGGTGGCCGCAGCGATGGTGGCCGTCAGGGTACCCGAGGAACCTGCTACGTCACCCACATAGTGGAACTTGAGGGCGTTGTATTCACCGGCCGAGATGACCACGGACGAGGTGAACTTCGTGGCTGCGACGTACCGAGGTCTGGCGTCGGGGTCGAAGATCGTGAACTCGGTGGTCCCGTCGGGTGCCGTAGACCATGCAGGAGTCACGGTCGCGACCTTGGTGGTCCCATCGTAGTCGGTGACCGTGGCCGTGAGGCCTTGTGTACCAGCAGGGGTGTTGTTCACCAACACGATCGTCCAGTCGTTGTAGTAGTCGTCCACATCGGACGCTGTCGCCGGAAGTGTGGCCGACGAAGCACCACCCCCAGCCAGGGTGCCGTTCTCACCAGCGGACGCTCGATTGAGAGCAGCGGAGTAGTCCGAGAGGTCTTGGGCTGCACCGGAGTTCGCAACGCCAGCGATGAGCACCCCGTCGAGGGTGATGTTCAGCTCGCGGTTGTTGGCATCGATCTCGTAGGTCGTTGCACCCGAATCTGCGTCGTAGATCACCTCGTTCCCGACGAACGAGGCATGGAACCCGAGATCGGAGATGCCGTTGACGTTCGAGAGATCGACGAAACCACCCGTCAGAGATGCACCATCCACCTGGATGTCGAAGTTGTCCGATGCCCCGGTGATCGGGTAGTACGGGCCTGAGCCATCGACCGTGAACTTGGCCAGCGTCGAGTCCTTGGCCGTGAAGGTGATGGTCACGTCCTCCTCGACGGGCTCCTGGTACGGGGCCGTGGTCGTGTCGAACGGCACTTCGAGTCGCAGGTCAGGCGTCCGCTCGGACCCGCTGGGGAACTGGATGGTGATGCCCGCAAGCCCCGAGGACTTCGTGCCGAAGGTCGGGGTCAGTCGCGTTGCACCGTTCTCGTCGGTGATGAGGTAGGTACCGACACCCCCTGCCCCAGCCACCTCGACGGTGAGGGTGTACTCCTGGTCGGTGAGGGTGTTGTACCAGAAGGTCGCGAAGACCTGGGCACCGACAGGAACCTCCTCGGCGATGGTGATGGAGGAGGTTGCCGAGTCCACCCGGGTCACGGTGACTTCGCCACGCTCGACGGCATCCTGGACACCGAAGCCCCAGTAGGCCCTCACGAGGTCCGGCCGGTTGGTCGGCAGGTCGATGCGGCTGTTGGTGATGGTCTGGAACAGCGAGGATCCCAGCGGGGTGTCACGGCCATTCCCCGTAGTCGGGACCAGCGGTAGCGTGAACTTGACCTTGGACGTGACCGGGGGGGAGACCGTGGTGTCGGTCACAGGCTCGCATTCGGCGAGGAACTGTCGCACGTCCACGAGGGTGGCGGTGACCTGGGTGTCGTCGAAGAAGTTGGTGCTCGACGTGTGGACCCCGGACTCGACGGTGACTGCCGTGCCCCACAACACCAGGTCGGTCTTCAGGATGAAGTCGGCTCCCTGGATGAAGTCGCTGCGGTCTGGTGTCGAACCGGAACGGACAACCCGGGTGACCCCGGTGTGGGCCAGGTAGTCGAAGGTGTCCTGCCAGGTGTTGTGGAAGTAGGTCACCGAGACGGTAGCCCCCACCTCGGGAGCGAAGGGCAAGGTGACCTTGCGGTTCGCCCCATCCACCTCGGTCGGGATGACCTGGACGTTGTCCACCTTCACGGTCACGTCGGAGGGGTCGGTGGTGGTGACACCGCCGTTGGTCCCGTCCACGATGGGGCCCTGGAACGTGTAGAAGCTCTTGTTGCGGCCCGCGGTGTCTCCGTTGGTGAACCCAAGGGTGCTGTTGGCCGAGCCGTCGCCCACGTCGATGTTCCGGTCCGCCGTGAGAAGGACCGCAATCTCCCCGTGGTTTGTCTCGTAGGTCGAGGCCACGAGCGAGGTTCCGGCTGCATCGGAGTTGATGAAGGACGCGATCTGGCTCGCAGTCCAAGGAGTGGCCGGGGCGGAGTCGGGCAGGGTGACGGTGATCTCGGTGGCGTCGTCCACGGTGAACACGAGGGTGTCGTTCTCATCCTCGACGATCTCGTAGTCCTCTCCGATGGCCCCACGAATGGTTGCGGCAACCGCCGTCACCTGGTCGGAGAGATCATCCGTGGCCTCGGTGTCCTGGCGGTTGAAGAAGTAGGTGACCCGAACAGCATCGGTCGCTGCCGGTGGTGTCGAGAGCTTGAGGATGCCAGTCGCCCCAGTGATCTGAAGGACGACGATGGGCTTGCCGTTGATGGTGACCGAGACCGACGAGGTGTTGGTCGCCGTCGTCCCCGTCCCCTGTCCCGTGACGATCGGGAAGTTCCGGACCTGGATACGATCGAGCACACCGTTGAAGGCCCCGAGCGTGACCTCCCCCGTCAGGCTCACCGACACCACGGCCCGGCCTGCTGCGTCCTCCTGGACGACCTTCTGGTCCACCGTCGAGGACGATCCACGGATGACTTCCAGATCATTCTGAGACAGGATCTCGGATCCCGTACCGATAAACACCGGGAGCTTGAGCCCAGCCAGGATTGGCTGCGTTGGGTTCTCGAACAGCGTCCTCGTGTAGACGCCAGGAGGTGCGTAAATGCTGCCAGGGAAGGCCATGGGAACCTCGACAGGGGGAGAAGGTCCGTCACAGCACGCGGGCTATAGGCTGACCACCGACCCCCAGGGCCGATAGGGCCGAGCCCCTGCTGATCAAGTCCTCCATCAGGCTGAAAGGGTGGTGTCCATGTCCATCTGGCCATCCCCCACTGATGACCGGAGGGGAGGAGTTCCTCAGCTCGATGATGTTGGGTCTACCCATGGTTCCAATCTGACCGCCTCCTCAACGCCGAGGAGGGGAGTGGCCTATGCCTATGGCTGTGCCTTGACCTCTGGAGGGGTTGTGAGCGTCGTCCTGGCTTGTTCCGCCGCCTTGCGGCTGGTGTTGATCCACTTCCGTTCCGGTTCGGAGACGACCCGGTAGTCCCCTGGGGCCTCCCCCGTAGGGACAAGATGGTCACGGGTCACACGTCGGCCCGCCTTGGCCTCGTCCTTGATCACCTGGACCTTCGCCCCATCCCGCTGCCCGATGACCCCCCACTTCTGCTCCGCATCGCGGCCGATGGCCCGGTCGAAGTTCCAATCGTCCGAAGTCCCTGTGTTCGGGGGCAAGGCCCCCCGAGTCTGGCTCGGGGCGTGCTTGAAGGTGTGGTTGGCGGCCGTCACCAACTTCCGAGCCCCTGCCCCACACTCGGGACAGGCCACGCCCGCGGGTGCTGCCGAGATGCTCTTGAACAGCTTCTCGAACTGAACTCCACAGTCGTCACACATGTAGTCGTAGAACGGCATGGATTCCTTCTATGAGGCGGTCTCTATAGGCTACCGACCGAAGGGCGGGGGTTCCAACCTGGCCGGACTCGCGTTGTTGAGATGAGCGGCGGCTTCAGGAACCCCCTGCGGGGGGTGCTGGTTCGATTCCAGCCCTGCGGGAGACCCCCGTGGTGAGCCGGTCTGGAGCAGGGGATGGCCCTCCTGATCTGGGCGAACCGATGGTCGGCCATTGACCCTCTCGGTGACCGCTCCCCTCTTGGGGGATCCAAAGGTGTCCCCTTCGCGTCGTAGAGGTAGGAGGTTCCCATGCTCGACACCTTCACGGCTGTTGGCATCGCCGAAGGCTTCATCGAGGCCGAAACCGAGGAACAGGTCATCGTGGCCTGGCAAACCCTCATCACCAGCGGGGTTGTCTGGTCCCTCCCGGGCTGGTTCGGTCGCAGGGCCGCACAGCTCATCGAGGAGGGGGTCTGCACCCCTGGTGCCCTGTGAAGTGGCAACTTGAAAGGCTTCCCGCCCCGAGCATCTGCACCACCCCCATGTTCCTTGGGCCCTGGGGTCCGGCACCGCTGGTCTACGTCATCGTGTGGTACCGCTTCTACATCTCGATCTGGCCCTGGTGGTGGTGGCCTACTTGATGACCTCGTAGTGGCGGTTCCTTCCAAGGAAGAACGGGTCTCGCACACTGACGAGGCGTAGGTCGGTGACGGCCTGAATGTTCGACTCCTCGTCTCCGGCCGCCAGCTCGTCCTCGGTCATGTTGGCAGTGGCAGCAGCCTGGGCGATGGTTTGCACCGAGACGGCCCGGATGGTCTGGTCGAGGGGCACATGGATGGCCCAGTCCGACAGGAGGGTGACCGAGATCGAGGCGTTGTAGAAGTAGTCATCCCCGTTCTCGTCGAAGACTTCCTCGGCCTCACCACCCATCGACACCTGTGTGATCTCGATGCCCTCTGATGAGAGCCGGTTCCTGGCGACTGCCCACAGGTACAACATCGTCCGGTCGGTGATCTCGCCCTGGGCTGTTGGATCCCTGGCCATGATGTCGATGTCGACGTTGATTTCCCACCGCCCCCCGTACTCCAGAGCCACCGGGCTTCGCCGATCCTGGACGATGACCAGATTGCGGTCCCCACCCCGGACTCGCCGACCAAAGGCGAGGACAACGCCTGGGATGGCCTCGACGTTCGTGTGGTTCTCCCGGATGAGGAATGGTCCCGACGTTGTCCCTGGGTGGTTGTAGTCGGCCGAGAGCCAGATCCCGGCCGGCAATGGCTCCGTCAACGTGATGGTCCCGGTGTCGTTGTCTACCGTGTAGTTCGTCGGCCTGAACAGCTCCAGGTTGCCAGGCAGTTCGTAGACCCGGAGCGACCCAGGATGGATCGGGAAGTTGGTGAGC